ACTTATGATATTCTCTTAATAACTCCTTATGCCCTATTCTTCCGTGTTCATAGACGCCTTCCTGTTTCATTAACTCAAGCATCATTACCTTAAAATCACTTCTTCTTTGCCCCTCCGCAACTAACTTATCATAGGTATTCCAGCCATAAAAAATATGAATTGTAGCGTCTGGCACTTCTGCACGGATTTTTGACCAGTTTCTTAAAATAGTTTCCAGCCCTCTATCATAAGAGGAAGCCCAGATAATCCTGTGCGGGTCTCGTTGCTCATTTATCCCCTCAAAATCCTCTGGCACTAATCCATTTGCGCTTACATAAATCTTTTCTTTCGGCACTATTTCAGGAAGCAGGGATTTGTGATATTGAGAAAGGACGATTATCTTATCTACTAACTTTAGATTATCCTCTGTAAAGAAGCCGTTAGGTATCCCATCGTGAAGCCAGATAATCCTATTTTTTGCTAAAGCCCCGTATTGAAAGATATGAGACCGCCAAGATATAAGCGTTGAAAACTTCTCTTTCGGATTAAATCTTTTCCAGTCAAGGTAGGTAACTCCGTTATAATCGCCTTCCTCAAGGCAGTCGTTATAAACCGTAACCTTATAACCTAATTTATTAAGTTGTTCCGCAATTCGTATGACTGCCTCTTCACTTCCGCCAATTCCTGTCTCAATTGACTTTGGCGACCACATCTCTGCTGAATTAGGGCAGAAGATACAGATTTCGTTATCCTGCCATACTTTTGGCGGGATTAAGGATTTTCTTATGTTTATAAGAGCGGGTATATCTATATCGTATGGTATTGCCTCTGCAAGTTTAGGCAAAAGTTTAGGATAGTTGTCTTTGTAAAACTTATAAACCCTTACAAAATTTTCTGCAAATTTCTTATCTTGGTAAGACTTATCAAACCATTTTTCGTTATCTTTAATCCATTTAACTGACGGGGCTAACTTTCTTGCATAATTAAAAAACTTATACGCCTTTTCTACCTCGCCTATCTGCATATAGCAAAAAGCCATAGATAAAGCTGGTCGCCAAGTCCAAGCAGATGGGTCTAAAACTATGCCTGTTTTAGGGACGGGCTTGAGAAAGCCCATCTCGCCCCAGACGATTGATTTTTCCCACGAACCCATTTGAAAGTAAATATCGTGCAGCTTAAAATAAGCGTCAGGAAGTTCTGGGCATTCTGCCAATGCTTCATTAGCGCAGGCAATCGCCTTTTGATAATCTTTTTTATGATTAAAAACCTCTGCTAAATAACACCAAGAAAGGTATCTATCTTCAGCCCAGCCAGATTTTTCTATATGTTTTTGTAAGAAGAATATCGCCTTATCAAAATCCTTAAAACTAAAAAAGGTTCTACCTAAATAGGCAATAGTTCTGGGGTCGGTATTTTCCTTGTCCTTGTTATACTCATCTATTAAGTATTTAATATTTCGTAAAATTGATTTCTGGGAGTGTTCAAAATCTATTAAGTGGTCTATCTTAATTGTCTCATCTATGTAGATCTGGTATCCTTTAGGATTAACAGGAATAACACATTCGTGGATTTTTTTGTTCCAGATTATATTCGGCGAGTTTTTTATTATTGTCTCTCGGTAGTGGACTGCATTAGGGTTGCCGTCTTCGTCTTTAGAATAAATGTAATAGCACATTACAATTGATATATCTTTTTCTTTTGCCCACTCCGCAGTAGGTCTTATCTTTTCGGGATTTATAAGAGCGTCATCTGTATCTATCCTTACATAATAATCGCCAGATAATTTACTTTGCAGGAAGTTTCGCTTATGGGCAAAATCATCGCACCATTCATACTTATAAAACTTTGCTTGAGGGAATAATGAAGTTAAGGTATCTAAAGCAGTTTGGTCATCTACTGCAAAGGCGAGTTCATCAAAGTATTTACCATAGTCGTTGATTATCCTTTTTACTTGTTCTACCTCGTCTTTTACTATAACTGCTAAAGATAGTTTCATTAAACCCTCCTGCATACTCTAAATTGCGGGAACTTCCTCATAAATTGGTAAAGTTCTGCCTTATTTTCAAAGAGCTTAACCTGATAATTTTCCCTAAAATACTTTTCTAACTCTCTTAATAATGCTGGTGGTAAGGATATACCCCAACGCAAAGTTTTCTTCTCGTTAGAGGCAAAATCATTTTTACGGCTTTCTCGGATTTCTCTGTTCTGCTTTATCACCGCTCTTGTGTGGTCAATGTTTCTGCCTATCTGTGGTTCATCGCAACAGGTATAAGGCGGTTTAGGCATCTCTCCATAGCCGTAATTTTTGCCGCAGTTATTGCAATACCATCTTGGGTCTTTAAGCCAAGTGTTAATAAAGGCGTGAACTGCGTCCCATTTGTTTGTGGTTATAACTAACATAGTTTTTGAAGCGGGGTGTTTGAAGGCACACCCCGCAAAGCCCTTCTGGTCTTACTGGATATTTGTTACCCAGAAACCCGCCTTTGGATTTAATACTTCCAAAGTAAGTTCTGTCGTGACAAAACCTTTCTCTGCGAGACCAGTCCTGCCAACATCTACATTGTGAGGTTTGATAAGATACGCAATTCTTGCGTAATCTTCGTTCAATCCCACAATGTCGTAGTTGGTGTCGCCTGACACAGTTACATATCTGTGCTTAAAGAGTTTAACCAAAGATGCGGCGTCAGATGTATAGACATCAACCGCATTGACTAACCTCTTGTCGTCAATAGATATGGTCTTATCAGTTGCAGCACCAGAGTAACCTGCTATTTTCCGCTTGATATAAATCGGGCAATAGACAGCGTTGACCTCCACATTGGTGTTATCCCAGACCATCTGGAGATAATCATTGAAGGTCTTCTCTGGCATAGAAACACCAGAGCCATTGGTAAGAAGCGATAAGGAGAGTTTTAACCCTCTTAACTGCCTTGCAGCGTTTGAGCCGTTTCCAGTTACAAGGCTACCACGCATTAAGGCATACTCCATATCGTTCTTTAACTCTGCCAACGCATCGGCAATTTCTTCTGCCTTGCGGTCTCCAGATGCTCTATTGACAGCAATATCCGTATCCGTAATCTGCCAACCTTCCAAGAATACTTGGGTAAGATTAGACAAACGGGTAGGATTTTGAACATCATAAGAGGCATCTGCACCTTCCACATAGGCATTAGTTTTCACACTACCTAATGATTTTATCAACCAAGAGTGTAGCGTGTTTTTTGCCTCTGTGGTGGCAAGACCAGACACTAATTGGTTCTCACGAGGGGAATAATTGGTCAGTTCTGACAACAAATCTTCCCGTATCCCAGCATCATCATAACTAAATGCTTTTACAGCCATCTTATTCTTCTATTCCTAACTTTGTTTTTAGCACCTCTTTAAGGGCATCCTTTGACCCTGTGCTTCGGAACGCCTCAAAAGCCTTCTGATATTGGGACTTTGACTTAATAACATCTTCCTGTGGGCTACCGCCCTCAACCAGAGTTGCCTTCTGGACTTTTTTAAGGTTCTGTTGAAGGGCTTTAGTCTTCTTTTGAGTGTTATTAAGTTGCGTGTCCATATAATCAGCAAGGGCTAATTTAGTCGCTATCATCAAGCCATCAGGCCTTTTCTGAAGTTCTGGCTCTTTCATATAACCGCTTATTAACTGCGTAAGCGGATGCTGAAAGTTCCATACCTTCCTGCCAAGAGGGTCAGAAACAAAGCATTCCTGAAGCCGTGGGTGATTAGTTACCCATTGTTCCGCCTGTTGGCGGATTATGGCTTCTTGCTGTTTCTTCTCTACCTCTTTTACTTTTTCTTCGGCAAGACGGCTTGTCCTTTTTTCAAGGATAGCGAGTTTTTGTTCCTCTACCCAAGGTCGGTATTGGGGATGTTCTATCGCAAATTGCTCAAGTTCAGCGATAGTGTATTCCCTTTGAGGTTGTTGTTTTTGTTGATACTCCTCCAGCACTTTTCGTGCCACTTTCTCCAAGGATTCCTCGTTGGCTACTTCTTGGAACTTGCGTTGCCATTCCATAGCCACATTCTTCCAAGGAACTCCTCTTTCATCTACGGCTTCAGTTTGAGCATCCTTACCCTGCTCTTGGGACTCCGTAGGTTCTGTTTTTTCCTGCCCTTCAGGCGTAGCAGTGGTAGTGTCTTCTACCTGTTCTTGTGTTGACGCCTCTTCTTGCGCCGAAGTGGTCGTTTCTTCGGCTTCATTTACGACCTTTTCCTTCTCGTCCATTAGATACCTCCTATGCGGACTTCACCCGCCGCTATGGGTTTTACAGGAGTTCTGTAAAATCTATTTTTTTCGGGAAACTTTTTTAACTTGCGGGATAACTTCTTTAAAGTAGGTGTGGAATTTTGTTTGGGTTGTTTTGGGATAAATCTTTGCCCAAGCAGGTTTAGATAGTTTTAGGTTTGCGTAATGGTCTGCGCCATTAGTATTATCTTCTAACTGCCCCCGTAATGCCTTATTTGCAATAATGAGAAAGTTTTTATAAATCTTTGCCTCATTATCAGTAAACTTTTGATTTACTGCCTTATTCCACTCATTAGTGCCAACGCCAGAAAATTGATAAGGTGCATAAATTACATCCTCAAGAGTAGCCCCAAAACGCTCTGGCCTCTTTAAGCGATTTAAAACTACATTGGCAATCGCTTGAGCATCTTCGGGGTCTTTAGTCTCAGCAAATAATAGATTGGCTAATAATTGGACTTGGTTCATTTTAGTTAAACTTTCTTAAAACTTTTGCTAATCTTGCTCTTAATCCTAATTTCCCTTTTTTCTTTGCGGCTTTATTTAGGACTGAGGCAGGAATTTTTTTATTTTGTGGGATACCTAATTGGCGATGTAACGCACCTTTCTTTTTAATTGCGCCAGCAATCCAATTTTTCTTGTTAGCCATTTTTCCTCCTTTTTATCTTCTTTTTTATGCTCCTTACTACTTCTGGTAAATTGCTGAAATCTGTTTTAGAAGCCCACTCTTGAGCCATCTTTTTCCACTTCGGAGATTTCTTCGCCTTATAAAAGAAATATCTTGCTTGTTTTTCTGATTTAAACGGCATATTATCCTCTCTTATTCGTTATCATAATCTTTTTGAATAATCTGGTCAGGGTGTTCTAACTTAAATAATTCGCCTTGAGCCATCTTTAAATCGTGTTTATAATTTTCAATAGTGTTAATAACGGATAGTGTCGCCATCTTTGTAATCTGGGCTTCTTTGAGAGTTTTCTCGTCGGTAATCCATTGCCAGTTATCATCTAATTTTTTTGTGGTTGCCTTAAAATCTTCTATCAAAAGTTGAAAAGCAGGGTTTCCTTCTAATCCTTCAATGATTTTGTTGCAACGATCTATTCTTTCAAGAAGTCGCTTTTTAAGTTCGTTTTCGGGCATTGAGTCTCCTTTTTAGTAGTTATACCCCGATTTCTTCTCCGCCAACCCCTTCTCCGCCGATTGAGTTGACTATATCAGCAAGGTCTTTATATCCTTCTATCTTCTTCTTACCCTGCTCAATTCTCTTTTCCTGAATAGTTGCCTCTGACTTTAAAGCCCTTCCAATTACATCTGGCTGTATTCCTCTACTTTGCAATATCTGGGCAATTTCAGCATCAGTAAGGTCTTTAGGTTTAATACGAATATCGCCTATTTGAGGTTGTGGCTGATTTGCTTGCTGGAGTAATACTCTCGGGTCTTCGTGTAATCTCTGGTGCTCAGGAATATCTAATTCTTTGTAGAATAAGTCATACGCCTCTGCAATATGCCACGGCTTGATAACTCCTATCTGTAAGGCAATAGGATTTAGAGACGCCTGCAAAATCTGCATTGCCTTATTTAATCTTATTTGCGGATTGGTATTTTGGTCATTACCGCGAACTATAATTTTATATTTGCCCTGTATTTCCTCTCTGGTAAGTTTTATTCTTTCCCAGCCATCTTTGCCAAAATAAGCGAATTCATATTCATCATCGCCATATTGACACCAGAGGTCATAAACCATACTAAATAATTCTGCAAATGCCTCCGTAACCATATCTGCGTCAAGAGAGAATACAGTCTGCATATTTTGCTGTTGCAGGTTAACCTCAAAAGCGGTTCTTGGCTGGCGTTTATTTATCATTGATTGTAAAGTAAAATCTATCTGCCCAACTAACTCCTCTATCTTTGTCTCAAGAAGCATTTGCTCCCGTTCATAAGAAAACTCTACATTCGGGTTATTGTTGTTAAGTGTAGCAATGGCGTCATTAAGAGGGGTTAAGCCTTGGACTGGAATACCTTGTCCGGGGATAAACTTAACCATATTAGGATTAACTATACCAGCCCGATACACAAACATAGGAGCATTCCTTATGGTCTGGTTATCAATCTTCTGCATATGCTGGACATCTATCTCTTTGATAATATCTTCCAGCAGTTCTGGTATTCCCCGATGAGAAAACCATCTATCATCAGTAATCTCATAGCAGAGTTTTACAAAAGGGAATTTGCCGTTATTAAAGGGAAGGGTTATCTTTCTTAAAACAACTGAAAAATCAGGGGCTAAAGTGATAATGCATTTTTCAGGAACTCCATCGCCGTTTATATCATACCAACCATACCATTCCCAGATACGCACCTGCTCTGAAGATGAGTTAATGCGGTCAATTCCTTCTCTTAAAGATTTCTCCCACTCTGTCCCTGTCTCGTCTCTTGTTGCGTAAGATTTTATCTTATCTTTATCTTTGCCCTTCCAATAAGCGATTTCCTCTACTGCTTCCTTGTCCCAGTCTTTAACTTCGGCATTTTTCTGGACTTGATACCACGGCATAAAGAATTCGTGGCAGATAAACTCGCATTCCTGCGGTGAGTAAGGGCTATCAGAGGGGACATAACATCTTTCGGGGTCAACCAAAGCAATATCAGGGGCATTATACAAAACATCTTTTAACTCTATCCTAACCTGCTCTTTTCCCGCCAAAATCTCATCAATAACCCGCTCTAACTCCTTGTCATTATCAAGAGCAACCCAGTCAGACATATCTACCTCAAGCCTGCGGATTAACTCTTGTTTAATTAGTTCTCTTGGAGTGTTTAAATCAAAAAGTTGTATTGCCTCTTGAATAGATAAATCATCTAAAGAATAATTTTCAACCCTTGTTGTGATTTCTACTTTCCAGAATGGCTTTAAGAGATAAAAACCCTTCTCTAACATCTGGTCTAACGCAACTATTGCCCTTCTTGGGAAGTTCATAACATCCATAACAAGATGGTCTAAAAACTTCTCTATCTTCTGCGCTACGGATAAACTGCCCGAAGGAGTTGGGATTGCCTGAATAATCGGTCGGATACCAAAGATAATGTTAAATAAAGAAGCTTTAAGTTTTCTTATCTTTATCTCCGCAGTAGGCATACGGATATTGGCACAGCCGGGAAACGGGTCAGTCTTTGTTTTCTTAATCCGCATACGGAGTTTATGCCATTTCTCTTGGTTAGTTGACCAGATAGTAGTATTAGTAATCGCCTCATCTATCCTACGGTCAATATAGGCGAAACAATCATCTTGCGGTATGCTTCGCTTTGTCTTCTCTTGGTCAGTAGAATATTTTTTAACCATTTTGCTCCTTTTTATATTCCATAGGCAAATTCGGTTTTCTTATTATTTATTCTTAATGCAGGTTGCTCTTTTTTTTCTTCAAGAGAGAAATAGACAGGAGTAAGTATCTGCTCGGAGTAAGCAAGTGAGTCACAAATGTCATCCCATCTACTTGAGCCAATACTCAATAACTCATCTCTTGCCTCTGTATGCGATTGGGATATGTAATATTTGCCCTGCTCAAATAAGGGTTGCAGTGCGGCAATTACTCTTGCCTTTTTATTACGGATACTTACCGAAGTCCCTGTTTGCGTAAAAGAATTCTTTATCTCAACTACTGGCGGGTAAAGTTTCCTTTCTTCGCATTTTTTAAGAAAGGAGTCAAAGAATGATTTTTCTACGCCAGAGTTAGGTATGCCTATTGCAGTAATCCTATCTCTATTAGAAAGCCACATATTTAAGATAGCGTCCTGAAAAGTCCCTATCGGCTCGTGAGTGCGGATATAGTGTATAAGATAGCGGTTCATCTGGGGGTCTATCCCTACTAAAGAGGCAACTTTATAATCTGCTTTTTCATCATCAGAATAAGCAGGGTCAACAGCAATAACCAGCCCTAATTGTGAAGGCAATTCCTTCCAGTAGCGTATCTGTTCTTCTTTTATAGGGGAGGTTTCATCGGACATCGGGTTATTCATAAATTCTGCCGCAAAAGCCCAAGAGCCGATTTCTTTTTTACGCTCTTGGAGTTTCTCGTGAGGCCACATTTCAGTCCAGAGTTCGTGCCCTTTTTCCTGAACGCCATCTTTATATGCCTGATACTTCTTCTTTACCCAGCCGTTATCTGCGGTATAAAGCTCGCCAAGCACACATAGAGGGTGGATAAGAGTCCCTATAACAATTAACTGACCTTCTGGAAGGAGCGTATTAAGGCAGTCCTTAAAAATCCACTCTTTGAGTTTCTTACGCTGTTCCTCACTCTCAGCGCTATCTTGGGTCTCAAGGTCATCTAAAACAAGCAAATCAGGTCTAAAACCCCTTATCTGCCCCCCAGCCCCTCTTGCCCTTATATTTACCCTTGCTTTATTATGAAGAATGATATGGTTTTCTGTCCATTTATCAGACCTTAAATCTCCAAAAAACGCTAAAATTTTAGGGTTAGTCTCAATTTCATGCTTAATCTTACGAAGCCACTCAATAGCAAGGGTTTCAGAGGCAGAAATAATGCAAATATCCTTTCTTTTCTGAAATAATGCGAGCCATAAAGGATAGAATACAGAGCAGATGGTTGATTTTGCAGAGCCACGAAAGGAGAGTATCAGGATACGCTGGCTTTTAGGCAATAAACAATAGAGTTCTTTATGGAAATCGGGAATTTCACAGATAAGATGGTTTTTAAGAAAGTATTTAGTAAACTCAAGGAGCGAATTTGAGAAGAAATCATAATACTTTTTAGCAAGTTCAGGGGTAAGTTTAGGCATATTCAATTTAAGCACCAGAAAAAGCCATCTTCATAGATACAAGGGATAGAGTAAACTACGAAGAATACAATTTGGGTCTTTAAGAGAGGATATAGCTATTTTATCCCATTTTTAGCCCATTTAGGGCATTTTAGCCAATTTTTAGCCCTTTAGAGGCACGAACTCAAAAAAGTAGTATCTTTACCCTATTTACGAAAAATCGCTTAAATTAGAGGCATTTCCGCCATTTTCTCAAGCACGCTGACCCCCCCATTCTTGCAATTTGGCATCCATCTTACGATTGTCTTTGAAAAAAGGGCAGAAAATAACCTTTACTTGCTCCAATTGCTTACATTTTTGGGTGCATAATCTACATAGCCTATTAACGCCACTCAGGCCTGTCTTGTTTGATGCCATAAGGTATCCTTTTTCAAAAATTTGCAGCAGTTGCGGGAGGGGATTTATAATTATAATCACTATACTGGAGGGGGGTTAGGCTGACCTCCCGGGTAAACAATCTTTTGTCGCTCAATCGCTATAATCTTTTAATTTTTTTGCGCTTCTGTTAAACGCTTGGGGTGCAATGAGTTATAATTTTAGGCGTTAATTTCCCATAATAAGACTTATGTTAACTTGATTGGACGCTCTAACCTGTTGCGCTTGAAGGATTTGCGTTATCGGCTCTTAGCTGGTCTGGCAATTGCGGAGTCTCTGGAGGCGCTTCTAATTGCTCTACGGGCTCAATTATCTTTGGTAAATCCTTCGTAACATCTTGAAAGATAGCGATTTGCGTTGTAGTCTGGGCTTCCTTAAACATATTGAGATATTTGCCGAGTAATTCAGCAACACGAATGCGGTCGCTTGCTTTGGCGTCCGGCGCGACTAATTCTTTCAGCAATTGTTGAACTACCCACTCAACCGTAACCTCATTCGCCTTAATCTCTTTTATCAATTCTGGCTCACAGATTTTGACAGGCACGGCTTCTTTGGCTGTGTGATAAGCTGTCCCTTTCTTATATCCTGCCTCCAGTAACGCTTTTGCTTTGCTTGCTCCTCTGAGTCTTGCTTGTTTGTATAATTCTAATTTAATAGGGTCTGGTTTTGACATTGCTCCCGCTTTCTTTCCCGCAATTTTTTAGGGTTAGATGTTTTAGGTTTTAGGTTTTAGATATCTGTTTTGAGTTTTCTCAAAAATTTTTTTAAAAAAATACTTGACAAAATCAAAATATATG